TATAAGCAGTAGCTGCGTTACCTGTGATCCATGACGATACATTCGCAACAGTAGCAGAAGAATTACCAAGATAAGTTGCTGTGTTTGACGTTAACGCATTATTAACATTTAAATTGCTTTCGGTTTTACCATAAGGACCGGTAGTATTACCAATTAAGGTCGTTCCTGCATAGTATGATACTGCATTAACTACAGTAGAGTTAGCGGTAAAGGCAGTCCCTACTGTGTGTGATGCAGCGTTAACAATTGATGCGTCTAGCTTGCCAGTGCTTGGAACGTAATACAACTTAGTTGTTGATACAACTGCGTTTGTCCAAGCGCCAGAAGAAGCATTTGAAAGACCAATATAGAAAGTCTGAGTGTCTGTATTATTAGCGTTTAATGTAGCGCCAGCAGTAGCCCAATAAGTAGCAGAACCGTTTGAAAGTAAAGACTGTCCTGCAGAACCGTAAGAACCGTTTGCTGATATACCAGAGGAACCTAATACGATATTAGCATTAAAAGTGGTCACACCAGATAAAGTAAACGATCCAGTTGTATTAACAACATTATTTCCTAACTGAGCGTATGGTAAAGTTCCAGTAGTAATATTAGTTGCATCAGTATAATAAGAAGGCAAATTGCCACCAAAATATGAAGAATTATTAGCCGTTCCAGTAAAAGAAGTAGAGTTTATAGAAACATTTACAGTGCTATTACCGACATATATTGGTAATCTTGTAAACGTGCCAGCATATCCAGTTTCTAAATATGAATTTCCTGTCCAACCGAATACAATACCTTCTAAATTTGAATTTGCTGCAATAATATCAAGAGAATTGTTTGTATAGTAATATTTTGTAGTGGCTCCTGTATTACGACCAATTTTCCAATTTTGGTCAGATGCTCCACCAAATAATATTGAACCCGTATTAGAAACGACAGAAATATTATTACCAGTAAACGCTACGTTTGACTGGAAAGTATGAATATTAGACCAAGTGAAATTATACCCAGTATTAACAGAAAGAGTTCCACTCGAAGTAATTGGCCCACCAGTCAAACCAGTTCCTGATCCAACACTAGTAACAGTACCCGTACCAGTAATAGTCGCCCAATAAGTAGCAGATCCATTAGAAGTCAAAATTTGACCATTAGTACCAATACTACCATTTGAATATATGGGATTAGATCCTATGTCAAGTGGAACATTAATTCTAAAAGCCGATCCTTGACCAGAAATCGTATTAGCATATACATTAAAAATGGCTCTTTGACCGTTTGTAGTATTTGTAGAATAAAATACAAAGTTATCGTCGCTCTGTTGTCTAAAACCAACATTGGCGCCGCCAGACAAAGGAGTAAATGTTATACCCCTATCATTGTATGATATATTAATGTTATTGTTTGTATAAACGCCAGAAGTGTTTGCAATAAATGCCGCTGATCCTACTTTAAAAGAAGCAGAATTAATAGAATTAGTAAAAATACCGGAAGAATTGGTAATAGAATTGGTTGCAACGGTTATTGAATTGGTAACATTGACTATAGTATTATTGGCCCCAATTTCCCAAACGTTTGTTCCATCAGAAGAATATAATATTCTGTCAGTAAGATTAATAGCCTGTTCGCCAATGGCAATATCTGAAGTAGTTGGCTTTTTGCCTGCGACTGATGAACGACGCAGTTTGAAAACTGTATTTGCCATTCTAGGCTCTCCTGTAGCTCAGTATATACTGAGAATATTAAAATTCATCTGGAGGCAATGTTGCCTCTGTTTTTAGTTTTCTTTTATTTATTGGTAGTTTAGATTTAAGTGTTAAATTTTCTTGATGTAACTTATTTAATTCAGAAGTCTGACGACGATATTCTTCTGCTAAATCTTCCAATCTTTTGATATCATCGAAATGTTTATCTTTGTAATCGTTATATTCTTGTGTTATTTTTATTCTTTCTTCTTTACAATCATGCAAAGATCTTTTTAAATCTTCTATAGTTTTTGTATGTTCTATCTTTTCTTGTTCAAATATTTTTTTATCAATAGTAAGAGATTCTACGCCTTTGGCCGCTTGTTGCATCATTTCATTTTGAATCTCAACTTGTTTTTGAGATTCTTCATATTTTGATGAAAGATTTTTAACTGAAGCTGATAGTGCAGTAACTCTAATTTCTAGATCTATGTTTTTACGCAGAAAATCCAGAAGCATATTTTCTTGCTTCTGGATAAACTGTTTTAAATAAATGTCTTGACCTTCATCATTTTCCATAGTATAATTCCTTTGTCAACGAAAAATATATCACTTCTTAATTCTTCCTCTGACGTAACCTTCCGGAATAGCTTCTTGTTTGTTAATTCTGGTGTTTGCTCTACCATTATTAATCCAAATAAGATTCGAAACAGCGCTACGGATTCTTTGTTTATCTTCTTCTGTTTTATTAACTCCTTTTTTCGGAGTTTTCTTCCATCTTTGTTTTAGAGAATTAATTCTTTTTTCAATTTGTTCTTCAGATTGTTTTTTACCTACTTTTATATTTATTTGAGTTTGTCTATATGTTGGATCTGTCCACAATTCTAAAGATTTTTGTCTTCTCATTTCTATTTGATCATTATCCTCAAATTGCTTTTTATTAGCTTCTCTCAATTTTTGTTTGGTTTCTTCTGACCTTGTTTTGCCAATAGACCAATGACCCCAATTTTCGTGTTTCTTATGAGATAGTGATATCTTTTCGCCTACTGTTAATATTTTTTCTCCATCTGTTGTCCAATGACCATTAAGATGGTTTATTAAATTATAATATTTTTTCCCTAACTCTTCATCTTTTATAAAAGAAAGATACTTATATTCTTCTATCAATAACTGTTTTCTATCAAAAACCTTTTTAATAATCCTACGTTTAAAATCATGAGGTCTTCTTTTATAAGCGTCTCTCATCCAGTTCGAAGAACATTTATAACCATCAGTTTCGGTTCCCCAATGAGATCCAATATAATATCTTTTATGTTTTTTATCAAACCAAATATATACAAATCCATACTTTTCCAATTTATTACTCCTATGAATTGTTCCCATAGGAGTATTTAGTAAAAAGTATAGTGCTAAAAACTGCCACCATCCAATATATCATAGACTAAAGCTGTTCCGTTAGACTGCAGAACATATCCGCTAGTGCCAAGTGTTAATTCGTTATATCCATTGGTTGAGTTACCTACCAATAATGCATTATTAGTTACTGTTGCCTTTCCAGTACCACCGGAAGTTCCTGCAAGAGCAGTGGCAAGAGTAAGAGTATTAGCAACAATGCCAACAGAATATGTAGAATTGGCTGTTAAATTAGCTGATGTTGTATTAGTGGTAAGAGCACCGGAAGCTAGATATGCGACAAGAGTTGCTGTTCTATATGATGCATCGTTAGTATCTACATCATTGTTACCAGATAGTTCTTGTTCTAGATTAAAGAATAGCTTCCATAATCCATCAGTATGATCCCTAAATAAACCAGTATGACGGTTTGCACCATCATTGTAGTTTGCAGCAAAACCAATATCGACTAAATCGCTGGAATAATTGTTACCAGCAAGGTATATCATTGGGTCAGAAACAATAACTGATTGAACATTTTGAGTTACTAGATTGCCAGTAACAGTTAGAGTTCCTGCAACACTGACATTTGAGCCAAATGAAGCTCCATCTGTGGTACTAATGTGATTAACATATATATTGGCCCAACGTAAAGAGTTCGAACCCAAATCATAGCTATTGTTTGTGGTTGGGATAATAGCTGTGTCGATACGAGCATTAAATGTTACTTTGTCAGAAGTTGCATCACCAAGAGTTGTATTACCATTAACTGATAAGTCAGTGGTAACGACATTTGCGAATGTTACGTTAGAAGTTGTAGCTACCGGCTGTCCGATGAAAACACCAGTGGCATTAACGGTAACACCAGTGTTGCCAACAACGTTAATACCGGAAGAGTCAACGCTGATACCATTAGCAGCCTTTGCCCATGTACCAGAAGTATTAGAAACAATACCATTATTAGCTAAAACGCCAACACCAGAAGCATCGACATAAACACCATTAGCAGGGTCAACGTAAGTACCAGTAGTGTTAGCAATAATACCGTTGTTAGGAAGAACGCTTACGGCTGTTGCATTAACCGAAATACCAATACCAGCACCGACATCAATAGTGATATCGCCTACGCTACCACCACCATTTAGACCGTCTCCAGCAGTGATGCTCGAAATATCACCAACGTCGTCTGCCCAATATGTGCTAGAACCGTTTGTTCTAAGAACCTGATTGGCTGTACCAAGAGAACCATTAACAGAAAGACCAACACCTGTTCCGATAGTGACTTGAGTAACATTTGCTTTAAAATTAGAACCAACACTAATTGTAGCGCCATTAACTGTGCCTGTAGCGAAAACTCCAATAGAATTAGCAACTACATCAGTTCCAACAGTATGAGAAGCAGCATTAACAGTTGTTCCAAATAAATTGTTGGTGGTAATAGTATTACCGATTGCAAGCGTGTTAGAAGTTTTGACAAATGTAAACCCAGCAACACCATTAGCTACGCCAGAATCATTGAACTGAACATAAGTGTTTGATCCAGAGGTACCTGTACCCCAATAAACGCCGCCTGAAGAATTAACAACTAGAACCTGCCCATTTGAACCGGCAGATCCATTTGCGACCAAAGATGTAATTACCGCATTGGCAACAATAACTTTATCAATACCGCTTGTAGAGTTGGCTACAAGGGCATGATTAGCAGTCAGAGTACCAGGATACTGAGCGCCACCAACACGAAGGACACCCGACCCGTCTGGAAGACCAATATAAAGCGTATTAGAGGCTTGAGTAAAGGCTAATTCGCCGTTTGATAGTCCAGTAACTGTAGCGTTGGACGTAGATCTTTTAATCTGAATCTTATTGGCCATATTAAATGGTGCTCCTGTGAATTTTTATATATTTATAAATTAAAAGCTTCCACCATCTAGATCGCCAACAACATCAGTACCAAGATCAAGTTTCTTTATGATATATTTGTCTGTTACAGAATCATAAACAGGAACAGCGCCTGTAGTTTCATCTACTGAATAAACGTCTTTTAGACTGTCTAATCTTTCTATCCCTGTACTTATTGTAGGTGTATTTTTAAGAGTAACAGGCGAAGAGGTCTCCAAAACCCCAGCTGTTCCATTAGCTGAAACACGAATAGTTCTCTTTCTACCTACTACTACATTAGTTATAGTCATTTTTATCTCGTAACATTAGGTGTAACTGTGATAATCCCTTCAACTACACGTGAAATAGTAGTGCCGTCAGATATTTCCACGTCGTATACGTATCTACCAGCCACAAGATTTGCTGTCTGAGCATTTGTTAATGACAAAGTAATAACTCCAACACTAGTATTAACTGCAGTTGTAAAGGCCACATAATTTGTCGAAGTATACCATTTTCTTAGCTGAGAATTGGCTGTATATCCAACAAGATTCAACATATCGCCGTTTTCGTCGGTTAATGTTAGATCTGTTGAAAAATTGGTGCCTTGATCTATAACTAAGTTAGCTTTTGTTGCCATTAGACTACCGTTCTAGTATACTTAACTGTTGTTGCTGATAATGCTGGTGTAAACTGTAGTATAATATGTGTAGAATTTTGAGTCGCTGAAAATACACCAACGTTACTATTTGAAGTGATAGATGCATACTCAGTAATCTGAGAAGCTGAACCATCGTGCATAACGAGAACTTTAGACACATATTTATTATTAGCAACATTATCTGAAACGCTGATGAGATATTCTGAACCTAGATATGAACCAATCAAGAAGCTGTCGATATTCTGAGCAGTTGTTCCAGAAGTTGTAACAGATCCGTTTGAGACATTTACTAGAGATTGAATATATGTAGAGTTAGCAAACACACCAGATGAGTTAGAAATAATACCAGTGTTAGCTAATACGGCTAGAGATCTTGTTGAAGATATATCTCCACCACCACTCAGACCATTTCCTGCTGTAATAGAAACTGCAGTATGATCAATATGTCTATTAACTGCATAGTTGCTAAGGCTATTATGGTCAATCTTAGTTTGATCGATCCATAGACCAGTTGTATTAGAAATTAACTGATTGTTGCCAGCAAGAACATTAATGCCAGAAGATGTGACTGAAATACCGTTGGCGGCTGCTGCAGCGATAGCATCAGCAGAAACTGAAATACCATTACCTTGGCCAATATCGAATGTTCTAGAGGCTGCTATAGTTCCGCCGCCAGTAAGACCATTACCAGCAGTTAATGTTACTGTGGTGTGATCAATATGTTCGTTACCAACGAAGTTTGCTAGCGAATCGTGGTTTATTGTTCCCTGAGTTGCAGTTAGAACAGTACCATATAGGCTGTTAGCAGTTATTGTAGAACTTACAGTTGAATTTGCTGTAATATTAACAACAGTAGAATTTGCTACGAAAGCGCCACCAGTTCCATAAGGAACGAGATATGCTTGAAGAGTTCCTGTTCCTGAATTTGCAGAAGTGTCAACTGTTGTAGCTGTATTTGGGTTGGTGTTAGAAACAAACAACCAGAAATAAGGATTGCTGTTTGAAGACTTAGCAGCTTGACGAACTAAACCTGAATACCAAATTTTGCTAGTATTACCAGCTGGTGAATACCAGCCAATATCAACAGTATCAGTTGTTATATTATTATCAGCTAGTTCAATGATATTGTCATTTACCATTAATGTGGCAGTATTAACAGATACGACTGTTCCGCCAACAACTAGGTTACCACTAAATGTAGCATTTCTAAGACTGATATCAGCGCCAGAACCGCTTAGAGTGGTACCAATACCCAATACAACATTAGAGTTAAGAGTTGTTGTTGTAGCAGTAACTGTTAAATTAGAACTGATACTTGTATTGGTTCCGGATATTACTAGATTAGCACCAGTGTGACTGATGTTAGAAGCAATAGTAAAATTAGCGCCATTTACAATAAGATTAGATGAAACTACAGTATTAGGCGAAGCAATAAGAGTATTACCGCCAGCAACATTCAAACTAGCACCAAACAGACCCCATCTATTTGTTGCATTACCTAGATTATAACCGTTACCCTGAGGAATGATATTTCCTGCAGCATTACCAGTATAACTCAAAGTACCGCTTACAGACAAATCGCCAGTAACTTCAAGCAAACCATCAACGATAGTTTTGTAAGTAGAATTACCAGATCCGAATATAGTGTTACCATTAATTACAGTGTCACCATCTACTCTTAGTTTTGTAACTGGTGATGAATTACCAATACCAATATTACCATTGGCAATAATATAAGCTGCAGTTCCAAAAGTAGATGTATTTGTTTGAACATTTAGTGCATAAACATTTGCTAATGTAGAATTAGCAGTAAATCTTGTTGTAGAAAGAGTAGCAGCATTAACAGTTCCAGTAGCATAAACACCGGAAGTGTTTGCATTTGTATTACCAAGAGCATCTGTAACTGATAGTAAAGTGCTTGAAACTGAAGCATTTACTGAAGAATTACCTACAAACAATGAAGAACTATTTGCAATTACGTTAGCGCCAACAGAAACAGCAATAGTGTTTACTGTAGAAATACCAGCATTCAAACCTATAGGAGATATATTGGCTGTAGCTGAACTATTTGCTATCTTCAACAAAGAAGAATTGGCCACAGCATTTACTGTTGAATTGCCAACAGTAAACCCACTAGTGGTTACTGAGACGTTTGCGCCAGCATTGAAGAATCCGTTGGATATTGCTGATAGACCTATAGTCAAGCTTGATGAGTTTAAGTTAGCTGATCCTGAAGAATTAGCTAATTGCAATAATGTTGAAGTAAGAACAGAGTTTGTGCTTGAATTGCCTACATAAACCGCAGTAGTATTAGCAATTACGTTAGCTCCGGCTGCAATAACAGTAGAGTTAACCACTGAAGTGCCAATTCTAAGGTCTATAGGAGTTAGATTGGAAGTTCCTGTTGAATTGGCTACCTGAATTAAAGTAGAATTACTGATAGAATTGACAGTAGAATTACCAACAAAATATGTTGAAGAATTTACAACAACATTAGCGCCAACAGTAATATTAGTATTTGATAGAGTAGAAATACCAATAGCTATTGATGTTGGAGTTAAATTAGCAATACCACTAGAATTGGAAACTTGATGTAGAGTTGAATTTGATACGCTATTTACACTAGAATTACCTACGAAAAATGTAGTAGTGTTTACTGTGACATTAGCACCAACAGTAACATTAGTGTTTGATACAGTAGAAACTCCAATAGCAAGACTTGTTGGAATTAAATTAGCTGTGCCTGAAGAATTTGCTACTTGAATTAAAGTGGAATTACTAATAGAATTTACTGAAGAATTACCAACAAAATATGTTGTAGCATTAACAATTACGTTTGCTCCAACCAATACTGAAGTATTGTTGAGTTCTGAAATACCAATTTTAATTGATGTAGGATTTAAGTTTGCTATTCCGGAACTATTAGCAATTTTTAGTAGAGAAGAATTTGCAACAGTGTTAACAGATGAATTACCAATAGTAACAACTGAAGTGTTAACAACTACATTAGATCCAACAGTAATAGCAGAAGTATTAGCTACTAATCCACCGGCGCCAGTTGTGATAATTGTGCTGTTAACAAGAGAAGTACCTATTGTAAGGTTTACTGGTGTTAGATTTGCAGTCCCAGAAGAATTAGACATCTGAGTCATTGTAGAATTCACAGTAGCATTTACTGAAGAATTACCTACAAACAACGTTGAAGAATTTGCAATAACGTTTGAACCAATTAATACTGAAGTATTATTAAGAACAGAGATACCTATAGAAACGGCTGTAGGAGTAAGATTAGCAATTCCTGTGCTGTTTGCAATCTTCAATAAAGAAGAATTTGCAACTGTATTTACAGTCGAATTACCAATGGTAGCAACTGAAGTGTTAACAACTACGTTTGAACCTACTGTTATAGCGGTAGTGTTTGCGACCAAACCGCCAGCGCCAGTTGTAATGATTGTGCTATTGACGATTGAAGTGCCAATCTTAAGATCAACAGGAGTTAGATTAGCTGTGCCAGAAGAATTTGACATCTGAACCATTGTCGAGTTGACAGTGGAGTTAACAGATGAATTTCCGACCAATAAAGTCGAAGTGTTCGCATAAACGTTCGCACCAATAACAATGGTGGAAGAATTTATTACGGGAGTCCCAGTAACTGTTGGGAACGACATCGATGTGCTGTTGACTACTACGTTTCCAATAGTTAATGAATTGTATGTTAAATTGGAATTAACATTATTATTTGAAACTTTGAAATTAGCAGAAGTTAAAACAGTGTTAACAATGTCATTGCTCTGAATATAAATGGTAGCTTTATTTAAAACAAGATTACCATTGATATCGCCAACATATAAAGCTGAAGTGTTGATAGCAACATTATCATTAACTAAAACATTATTAGCTCTAATAGAAGATGGCGTTATGTATGTATTACAAGTATTATTACCCAAGGTAAGGGCTGTAGTATTTGTTACGAAATAGTGATCTTCGCTGGCAGTATTAATTGTGGATACGTTAACAGTAATAACACTGTTAGTATAAACGTTAGCAGCTGTTAAACTATTTGCAGAAAATCTACCAGAAATTGCAGCATTACCAGCAGTTTGAGCAGAAGCCAAATTTGCTGTCGTTGTAATTACACAATTCGACATTAACGTTGCAAGTTCGTTTGTTCTGCCACGCCAATATTCGAATGTGTTATTTAATTCCGTATTTGCTACATTAATTGTCATTCTAGATCTTCTCTGCTATAGCTTTTAGAACGTTTTTAATTTCAGAAATGTCATCATCAATTCTTTTTATTTTTTCTTTGAAAGATTCGAATTCTTTCTCTTTTTCTCTTCTTATTTTATAAGCCAACAGGCCAGCGTTATTTTTATTTAATAACGCCCCTGTTGACAAATCTCTGTATAGACCTTCTTTTTCTGTTTTTTGTTCCATCATATTATCTCTGTAGTGCAATAACTCTTAGGTCACCAACTTTAGGAACTAGAGCTGAACTTATACCGTCAGCATTACCATACAATCCAATCTTAATTTGGAACTGTTTGAATCCCTTGAAAGTGTTTCCTTCAGATGTATATTGCAATATACCATTACCATCATAATTATCAGGATTTACAGAATAATCAAATTCTAAGAAATCTCTATTGTTTACGCTTGAACTATAAATCGAGTCAAAATAAACCATTGGTGTCCATTTTTTATTACTTAAACCTTGATAATCCTCTGCATTAGCAACTTTAAACCAAACTTTGACGTCAGTTCCAACAGGTCTATATGCAGTTATTTTTACTATCAAATCTTCTGCATCTTGGCCTTCTGCCAAAGTAATGACTTTACTAATATATCTATTTATTAGACTTCCGCCAGAGATTTGATCTTCGGATCTAGAAACACTAATAACATTGGCAGATATGCCTTTACTTGTTGTTCCTGTAGATTCATACACAGTAATAATTTCAGCGTTTGCATATCCATTTACGTCAGTAATAACAGTATTACCTATTATAGAAGTAACATATCCATTTACTGTTCCGACGATTTTATCGCCTATGATTATAGTATTAGCTCCCTGATCAATATTATCCAATATCAATACATCCGGGTCGTCTGCATTAATCAAATTATGAACATAAACGCTATTACCTCTTGACAAGTCAATAACAGGTGAAACATATACACTAGAAGTAGTTAATGTTGCTCTGGCCTGTGAACTTGGATTACTAGAGTTCAACGATATCTCATTTACTCTAGAAAGTATTTTATTTTCTTCGTAAAAATCTGAAGAAACATCTGGTATTCCAGGATAATAATTACCATATGCGTTTGTATCAGATCTCCAGCCTCTCTTTTCGAAACCACAAGAAGTGTTTCTAAATGTTAGATAATGAGGCTTCAAACAAGTGGTTGAATATGGGTAATAAGTGAATGAATCAATTACACCAACGTTAGCACTTCTAACACCTTTTACTACACCGTTCGTTAGATACAATCCGTTTGAATCTTCAATAATAAAAATATTATTTGCGCTATCGTATGATTTTAGTTTTCCTGAACCACTATAAACACCATTTACTGTAGCTGAAATATTCTTAAGAGTTCCTGATGAATTCTTAACAGTAACAGTTTCAGTGTTAGAGAAACCAATTCCTGTGGTAGAATACAATGAACCAGCGCCTACTGCAGTAACATTTCCAACAGCGCCTGAGCTTGAACCTGTTAAAATATCACCTATTACAATAGTGTTTCCTGTTGAAACTATGCTTGTCAATGCTAGTTTAGCAGAGCCAACAATTTCTTCACCATAATTAGTGAAAGCTCCAGCACCTGATTTTAGCTTAATATATTCAACAGGAATGTTACCAAGCATAGCAGTTCCGGAACCGACAGCAAAGTTTGCTCTATTGAAAGTACAAGTCAAATCAACGTCAGGAACCATATCATAATTAGTATTGTTATTAGTGGTATACAAAGTTCCTGTCAATCTTCTACTAGTAATTTGACTATTAGTAAGAACGTCAGTTTCGCCAAGTCTTGAAACCCAGAAATATGTATCAGGGTTCAAACCTTCAGTGTGAATAACAAATGCGTAAGAAGTGTTATTCATTAGGTAAACAGG